TTGTTCTCAACAATGATGAACGCTGTGTTATAGAAGTGACCTAAGTGATACAGGACTTGTGCGTAATAATCTGGGTGCACATGGCCTCTCCAGGTTGCCACCAGGCGTTTCTTACTGTCGAGGACCTGGGCGACACTGTAGTCGCCGCCTCGGACGCCCATAGCGACGTCAGCGCCTATAACATATTGTTCTCCAGGGTCATGACGTCGGTACATCGTAAGTTCGCCACGTAAGTTGTTTAACCACTCGTCACCCTCTAGCGCTAGACGCTCTACAGGGTCCCTGGAGTGCTCTAAGAAGCCTTGTAGCTGCTCTGGGTTGAACACTGGTCGACCCGTCGTCAGGAAGGCTTCCTCAGGCTCTGAGGGGTACTCCTGTTTAAACAAATCGATACCGTTTTGTGCAATCTTACGACGACGGAACATCAGCTGCTCGTCATCGAGCGAATACTTCTCAGCTAACTCTTCTTCGTCAGGTGTACGCTCAAAGTTCTTAGGTACTTTCTCTCGATACTCTGGGTCGACATACCAGGGGATGAACACTGGTACAAAACCGTTAGTACCTTCGACGGCACCCTTCCAGAGATCATAAAAGATGCCTGTGACGCCGTTAGCTGTACTCTCGACGAATATAGCTGTGCCTGGTGCATTAGGGACTGCCTGTGTCAGTGAGTTCCAGTTGTCCAGGGCAGTTGTTTTACTCCAGAATGCAAGCTCGGAGCAGTGGACGTGTGTCAGGGTTTCCCCTCGACCAATCGCCTCGCCGCCAGCTGTCGCAACGATGTATGAACTATCGAGGACATCAAAAGACAACTCTCGCCTAGAGGAATACTTAGTGTGTGGCTTGAGTATCTCAGGACAGTTCTCATGATAGCGCTTAGTCATATCAAATAAGGCTCTTGTACTATCTGAGTGATGGGTAATCACCATAGCTTTCGCAGCTGGTCTCTGAGACACACTGAAGTACAAGTAGCCGCCGACGTATGTCGACAGTCCCTGTTGTCGGGCTTTCAGAATAATCACTCTGACTTTGCCGTCTGTATTTACTTGGTCGCTGACTGCTTTGTCTAAGATCTCCTGGGCTGGCTTCAATGCCAGGGGCGCAATCTGCCCCGTCTTAGTTCTAATTTTAAGGGCAGACTTAGCGTAGAAACTGAAGTCTTCATAAAGTCGCTTACGAACTTGCTCCAGTTTCTTCTTCTTCGTCGTTGGTTTCATCTGGTGCATCTCCTTCATCAAGTAGTGAACTTAAGAAGGCTTCTGCTTTGCCGACTGTAACCTCGGACTTGCTTACTGGCTTTGACTTGGTGAAGTCGAGGACGAGACGTGCAGCTGTTAGACGATCTCGCGTTTGCCCTGGAGTGCGTAGGATTTCTACAGCTGCCTCAAGGGCCTCTTTGGCGTGACTGTTCTCGTTTTCATCTGTCATAATTGCTACTACCTTCTTAGCCTCTTCTTTTGCTTTTGCCCTGATTGGCTCGATTGTTTGTTTGGTAAAACCGTCAGGGACTGCGACGGGTCGACCACCGTGGTTCTCTCGGGTCCGAAGCATCTCTTTATGTTTTGCTCTGCCTTCTGGAGTGAGATGCTGTCGAGCGAGAGGGTTCTTGTGTGGCGGTCTCGCCATGTTTGGGTTGTATGGTTTCTTCCTGGGAAACTTAGGTCTCGGATGCTTTGGTGCGCCCATATCTAACTGTCTCCTTATGCTGATAGTGCTCCAGGTTGCATTGGCTGGTTAAGTGCGCCTGGTGGCGGCATCATGCGACGACGCTCTTCTTCTTCGTCTCTCGCTGCCATCATTGCCATTACGACAGCCGCTACGACTGCAAATGGATGAGTGAAGAATTGCACTTTGCTATCTTTTGCCTTTTCAAACTCTTTGCGAATGAGCGCTGTAGTTTTAGGGGCAAGCTTTTTAGCTAACTTTGGATTTAATAAATATACTAAAACAGGATCTACCGCCAACTCTCTAGAGTTCTGAGTGTAGCTTTTATAGTTATCTATACTTTCAGTATATACATCTATTGATCCTTGAGACATGCCCATAGATTTAGCCTCTTCAAGCTTTTTACGTGCTCTTTTAAGATCTCTTAGCGCAGTTCTTTCTTGAGGATTGTTAGTTGTATAAACTTCTATGTTTTCTTGTAGGTTGTCTATTTCCTGTAGAATAGCATTGTCAGGCTTGCCACCTTTACCCACCATCACAAGAGGTTTTATTGCTGAATTAACAAAGCTTCCTGGTGGGCTGTAATCGGCATTTCCCATTAATTGGTTAGTATACTGTTCGTCCATAGCGCCGTCAAAAAGACTAACATTTGGATCTATTTTAGATAGCGTTAGTGCATGTGATAATTCATGCAGAATTGTTGTTAAAACATCTAGATCTGTTCTAGTTCCGTTACTACTCTCTGCGCCTGGTGCTAATGCAAAGACAGTCCCAGCGGTAGATGTTCTCTCAACTGTTCTGGTTTGGAAGGTTTGTCTATTAAATATTGTGCCGCCGTAGTATGCGCCAACAGTTCCTTCATTTGGTATTGGTAGTTGTGCTAAAGCTGTAGCAGATTGCATTTCTTTTGAATTGTCGAACAATTCAACAGTAACACCTAATGCTTTTGCAAGCTCTAAGGCTTCATCGATTGATTGAATACCGTTTTCGTACTTAGAGCCTCTTTTGCCAATCTGAAAAGCTGGCCTCAGCCTTACAATGGCATCCTTAACAGCCTTTAACGACGGTTTAGGGAAGACAGGGCTGGCGGTACTGGACCTGGGTGATTGTCGACGTACATTTCCGCTTTGGAGGGCTGGGATTTGTCTGCTTTCTTCCGCTGGGCCAACTCGACTAGCTCTTGGATTGCCTGGGCCATCTTGTCCTGGGGTATTTGACTGACTATTGACTGCTCCGTCTCCGTCTGATGAGGGGAGTGTTTGGTTAATTTGGTCATCTGTAAACCCTTCCTTAGCTGCAAGCATCTTAGCAGCATCTAAATAGTCATTATCTGCGCCACGTCCTGGGGCGACACCCAGTTTTCTAAACAGCTGCTTCTCAGGATACCACATAAGTGCCTGGAAGTCGGCTGTATCTATCATATAGCCATTCTGACGTAGCTTTTCAATGGCAGCCTTAGTAACTGTACGCATATAAGAGCGCTCATTAGGGCCTTTTGGCTGCGCTTGCAGCTGTGGAACCATATTCTTGGTCATAGTGCCTGATGATTTGAATAACTGAGGCTTTTCGACCTTCTTGCCTGTACCTTTTAGCTCTTTTGATCGACGTCTAAAGAAACTTTGGTAATTGCTTTCAAGCTTAGTAACAAAAGTATCTAATGTTTCGTCGTTTTTAAGGTCAGACCGCTTTATTCCAAGTTCCTTCAGCGTTTGGTTTGTCAATCGCTTCTCTAGCGCGTCCTGGTTCTTAGGTTTTACTTGTTCGCGGATCGTAGCTCTGTTCTTGTCAAGATCTTTAGATGCCTCAAATGGACGACCAACAAGTCTATTCCACATACGCATCCACCATATATCCATTGTTAATGGATCATAGTTTCCTCGAATGTTTTGGTAAAAGCCTTGGCCTATTTTAGGACCAATAACAAAAGAACCTTTGACCATTTCGTTTTGGCCTTCAGATGACGGTACTTTTATGTCTGTGCCGTTAGCTGCGTTAAATGATGCAGCCCATTCTTTAAGATCTCTTACAGTAAAATCACTGTCTAAGAAATCTTGGATCGGCATGTTTGCGCCTGACGCACTATAAGCATTGAAGAAGTTAAAAGCCTGGACCATGCCGTTGTTACGCTCACCGCCCTTTATCCAGGTATCGGTTGGCATAACGCCATTATCCATAAAGTGTCTGAAGACTTCTAATGCATACTCAAAGTTGTCAGCAACTGCTTGCCCGTTGGATGTAACTGCTAAGGCAAAATCAAATGCTGCTTCTGCGTCTGGAGATTGAGTTACTCGAGGCTCGACAAGTGCAACCACTGCTTTAGCTGCTTTCAGCTTTCTGTCGTACCATCCAATAGCGTTACCGTCGTTCTTAAGAGCTTGCATTGCTTCGGTAGCCATTAATGATGATATTCTGTCGACGTTCTCTGGTGTGTACTCAAATGGCTCTTTACGTCCTGTGGCTTGCTGCCATTTGTTATTAAGGTAATCGACAGCCTCAACTAATGTGCGCTTATTTTCGGGCTTATATGTTCCCTCGCGCATCTGAGCTATATCATCAGCTGATGGCATCTCGTTTAAGTTGGTTGCAGACAGATCCTCAGTAGGTATGTTTAGTGGGTTTGGTGTCTGATTAAGTACTGGACCCTGGATTGGTGGTAGATCAGGTATAGACTTTTGTTCTTCTGCCCTACCGCTCTTAAATAGTTCTGTTAGATCTTTACCAAACTGTTCTGCTTCAGCTTGTATTTCTTCGTCTGTCTGTACTGTAGGCTGTTCAGGAGCATTGCGTCTTTGCTGCTTGATGATACGGTCAACGTACGGTCTAACGTACGTGTCGATGTTTTCTTGAGACACAACTCCAGAGTCTTCCAGGTCTTGGATCTCTTGTAGTGCATTTGGCACTGGTGATGATCCAAGGTTGTCACGTAAGTAAACTAGAGATGTAAGAAGTCTTTTCTCTTCGTCACCTTTGATGTCTGGGTTCTTAAGTACTCGGTCCTCAAGATCCTGACGAAATGCTTTATTGTCCTCGATGCCTCGATTGTAGTTTTCCTGTGTAGTGTACTTAGGACCATAATCTAAGTCGCTTTGGTTCTGGGGTTGCTGTGGAGACGTTGGGTCTACATTTGGTCCTTCGAACTCGCGTTTTAGTAATGCGTTGTCTGGGGTGTTTGTAATGAGGTCAGGCGAGTTTGCCTGGGCGTATGCGCCTATCACAGGAATGATCTCAGTTAAGACATCAAGATACTCGACACCTTCAGCGTCTAGGTTGCTTTGGATGTCGTTAAGAATGCTTGTGAACTCTGGGTCACTAGCAAAGTCAGCTGCCATGTTGTTTAGGACAGTCTCAAGACCGTTGCGGTCAAGACCAGTGCCTAACAAGATGTTCTCTACGAAGCCTGGTTTAGGTGCGTTCAGTATTGTTGCTATTTTGGCAACTGCTTGTCTTCTAGCTTTGCTTGTTGCTTTCTTTTGTTCTGCTTGCTCGATTAACGACGGGCCATCAGGTGTTGCTAACCCTAGTCTGTTTTCGTTCTTCTTAACGAAACGGGCTACATTAGATCTTCGTCCTGTAAAGAAGTCTACTATTCGACCAGCGGCTGGAATGGCTAGGGTTTTACCGAAAGTAGTTACAGCAGCAAATCCACCTACGGCAGCACTTGCAGCCCTAGTTGGATCATAGACAGCCCCAGATGGTGCCAAAGGTAAAAAGTAATCTGTGTACTGACTTACTCCACCTTTCAGACCATTGTTAAACAAGTCAGTGACCTGGTTAGACATCTTAAGTAAATTCGCTATTTCGGTCTTTTCAGCGCTGTCTGGAAGCAGACGCATTACGGCGTCAAACTGCTCTTGAGTAACTCGGTCAGATACTTTGTTGCCAGCTGCTTTAAATGCACCTTTAGCTGGAGCAAAATCATCCAATAGCTGGTCTAAAGATTTACGCTGTTTTGGCGAAAGTAACTTCTTTAATTCTTTGTCATTTTTAAGTTCTGTAAGGCGGTCAAGAATATACCTACGAGTGCCTTCTAATGCTTTCCTAGCGCCCTTGTCTGATGATGCATTTACGTTCTTAAGGTTGTAACCATTTTGACGGGCAATTTGACGTAACAACTGAGCTACACTGGCAGCTGTTTGCTTTTGGTCGGCATCGAGGCTGTTAGGGTCAACTAAGTTACCGTCTTTGGTAAACAGGCTGCGCCCTTTTATTATCGCCACCTCGCCAGGAACTGTAGCTGTTTCAGCTACGGCCTCAAGGGCAACGTCTTTTGGAACTATCTTGCCATCAAGAACTAATGTTGATGCTCCTTCACCTCCACCGCCTGTAGCTGATTGAGCAAGCGTCTGACGTAAGATACCACCACCAGCTTTCATACCCAAAGCTTCAAAGAAACCTATGATAGCAGCTTTTGTAATGCCTCGTTTGTTAGCTTTATCAAGAATGTCATCGTTTCTTAATGCCTGACCGATTTCTTCTGCATTACTAAGGTCAATGCCTTCTTCGCGTAAGAAGTCTACAAACTCACCGCTATATGATTGTGGAGCACCAGAAAGTATCATCACACCAGCGCCAGCTACAGGGTTACCCGTAAGGATCGATGTACCAATACCAGCGGCTATACTAGGTGAAGATTCAGCTGCTATTTCACCTATAAACGCAAGAGCACCTAGTGGGTTCTTAAATGACTTCTTAGCCCAATCTAATACACCCTCAGCATCTTGAAAGTCCTGTGCTCCAGTTTGTGCCGTTGGGGACATAGGTAGGGCATCGATGTTTTGCTGCTTTTTCTGTGCAGCTTCAAGTGCTTCAATTCCGCTCTGCTCTATTTGATCAAACTTACCACCTTCTTGTCTGTAGTCAGTTTTTGCTTCCTCAGCCGCTTTTGTCATTGCTTGTATTTTAGCAATATTCTGTGGGCCTACTCCGAATTGCTGAAGGCTATTGAGCCATCTGTCTAAATCTTCTTCTGTTTCAACTGAGCCAAGTCCGTCCCAAGCATACTTTCTGACTGCTTCATAAGTTGATGGAGGCATAGAAAGCTTAAGTGCGCGGTCTAGTGTTTCAACTTTGTTAACATCCATGCCTCGCAGTGTGTTGGCTGCTATATTTGCCTTACCTAAATTATAAGCCTGACCAGTTCTATAAAGACCGCGTTGGAATGCTCGACCAAGACCTGTACCTGGGGGATTGTAGTTAGGCTGGCTCGGCTGCGTACTTTGGTTAGCTGCTAACTGAGATTTTAGGTACTCTATTGCTCCAGCTTGGTTTGGCCCCTGTACACGGTAGGTTTTACCATCAGGTGCTTGAATGCTGAATATAGGCATTAGCCACTCCTACTGATCAGGTTCTTGTTTTAGTATCTTGTAGTCACCGCTGTTACTCATGGTGCTCATTCTTGCTCCAGTATCGACGGTGGTTCCATTTGCCAGGTTGGTGTGCATTACTCGGAGAGCAGCAATGTAATCATTAATCCAGTTTCTCCAGATCTCTTCTCCAGCTAACCATGACGGTTGATCTGACATAAAGATGTCCATTTCTCTTTCTGAGATTGCACCTTTAGTTTGGGCAATGTTGGCAAGCACTCGATCAACCTTTAGCTTCTCGATCTTAAGTCGAATGTTCTCACGCTGGTTGTCCTTTAGCTGGTCCCACTTTCTTGTAATCATAGACTTCCAACCGACGACATCATTAAAATCATCGAAGCCTTGTAAAACTTCCTGGGCAGTCTGTAGATTTACAAGTGCCTTTGCTGCACCCTCTACATCTGGCTCATTTGCTTTTGTCTGCTCTCGCTCTAACTTGCGCTGCAAGTCTAACCGACGTTGCTGCTCGAGGGCCTGTGCTTCTCGGGCTGCATACTCTTCCATCTCTCGAGCACGGTTGTAGTCCATGATGTCGCCGTATGTGTTGGTCCCAGCGTTTATTGCTGCAAGACCACCGTCAGCTGATGCACCTATCATATTGCCACCGATACGCATGAGACCTTCGCCGCCCATGTTTATTCTTTGGTTCTGTGGCATCTGAGGCATACGGATAGAGCCTCGAGCGTTACCACTGAGTGCTCCTGGTTGAGTCATGTTCATGGGTGCGTTAGCGGCTAAAACTGGCTGTCCCATGTCATAAGTGCTTCCTCGCGGTGCCATTTTACTGCCTAATATTCGTTGAACTATATCAGTTTCATATGTGTTATTGTAAAAAGGTATTCCGTCTATCATATCATGGGCCTCCTTTACACGACGCTAAATTGTCCTGGCATGTAGCCAAACATATTGTTGTACATTGCGTTGTTAGGGTTCATCATTCCGAAGCCCGTCATCATGCCACCCAGGGTAGCTGTCTGTGGGTTTACCAAGTTAGCTTGTGCGGTGTTGGTCGTTTGTGGGGCGCGACCTAACATGCCAGACATATAGTCTTTGTACATGCCATAGCCGAAGTCTCGGTTGCCTTCGAAGTTAGCTCGAGCATCGTTAAGTGCCGCCTGGTCAAACGCTTGTTGATTAGTACCAGCGCCATACGCCATGTTACCGCCAGCTGTCGCTAGGTTTGTGCCTGTGTTAAATGCATTGGCTATCTGGTTATTCATGTTGGCTGCGTTACCAAATTGGTTGCCTACGTTACCGATGTTGTTGACGGCGTTCATCGCAGCGTTAGACGCATTGCCGTAAGCATTGCCCATGTTGCCCGTCATTGTCGCCTGGTTGCCTATATTACCAACGGCGTTACCTAGGAAACTGCCTGTGTTAGCCATTGAGTTGCCCATCGATCCTGTGGCGTCCATTGCCTGGTTGAACTGTGTGTTGTCCTGGGCAAGCTTGGCGTTTCTTAGTTGGTTGACGACGTCGGATCTAACGTCGGCTGCTCTGTCATCGAAGCCTCGCTGTGCGATAGCTGATGCAATACCAGCGCGGCTAGAGTTCGTGTTGCCACTGCCTGATGCGCCTATGTTGATCCCTGGCAATGTGCCTTCCTCGAGGGCGCGACGATCATCTCTAAGCATAGCGTCTACTAAGGGGCTGGCGTTATTCATAGCGTAGTCGTTGGCTGCGCCAATGCGGTCTTCGTTTGTGGCTCTGTCAGCCAGAACGCCAAACCTGTTTGTGATACCTCGAGATTGACCAGTGAGGTCGTCAAACTGTCCCTGGTAATCTGCAATTTGCTGTCGAGAGCCACGGTAGTCATCAGCTAGTCCAATGTTCTTGCTGTACATGTCGTCAAACATGCCAGTGCGACCAGCTATTTGATTACCTAATCCATAAAACTGATTGTATAGGTCCTGTGCGTTGTTACCGAAGCCAGCGTTGTTTGCCATCATGCCTTGGCCTGTAGCCATGTTGCCAG